CGTTGCTTGCGCCATTTATGGTAGTTGCCATCTTTCAGTTTCTTAGTGCCAGCCATACGCTCTCCAATGTGCGAGTGCTTTAACATACGAACCATCATATTTGCTAATGATATATCTATGGCACCAATCCAATTGAGTCCGGTAGTCTTTGCCTTTAAGCCAATCACTCTTACCTTGACAGATACCATGATGGCTACCATTACGAGCCAATGGATTCCAGTTACTCTCACGCTCATATAGTTCATCCATAGCCCCTAACTCAATCATATTACTTACCTTCAAATGAGCATATCTTTTAATGGGATTAGTACCTAAATCAATCATTCCTTGCATTGCTAAGGTCACCGCTAGTAGACAATAGGCGGCCCGTAAGATTCTCTGCGAGCAATCCGCCACAGCGGCTCGCAAGGCGAGACGAATCGTACCAACGGTGTCAATAGACTTACGCTTAGTATTTAAGCAAATGATTATAACGATTTGATAACAGTTTGATAACATTTTGTTATAATTAAAACGCTTCATAAGTTATTCACGCCTTGGTTAATAATGCTATCTGGGATGAGTTCAATGCCCAATACCCCACACCCATAACATTCGACCAGGTAAGTGTTGGGTGGGAGTGTGTCAAACTCTTCCCGAATAAGGTGTTGGAGTACCTCTTTGCAAACCCGGCATTTAAGTTCAACCAACGTCACGCGCTGGCCAACCTGCAATTTGAACAAAACCACATCTGAAGTTGGCCTGAGTCATCGTAAATGTGTTGGCCGTGGCCTATTGGCTTTCGCTTCTCACATCTATCGCACATTGCCATTAAATGTGGCGTGAAGGTCTCCGGCTCTGTGCCAAACACTATCTCGCGCCCATCGCTCATTTGCATTATCATTTCGCCCATTATTCTTTACCTTTCATTGCCATTATCAATGCGTTTATTGTTATCAAATAGCCCCGTGATGGATTTGGTTCGATGTCACACTCAATAGGTGCGCCGTATTCTCCAACGGCTTTAATGAGTGTTTGAATTGGTACGGTAATCACCATATCCTCAAGAATGAATGACCAATGCGATGCCCTGGAGATTGCTAGGCCCGAGTCATACCATTGTTCGGTAAAATCTGACCAGCATTGAGTTTCAACATATAGGTTGCCGGTATCAATCCAGCGTTTATCTCTTTTGCATTCCACTGTCTCAATTGGTGATGTGAGCAAATGGTTTACATAGACTTCCCCGGCTTGACCATAACGCAAGTCCAAATCGAAGTCCGAGCGGCTCATTTGGCTATCTTCTCGCGCCACTGGCCTGTTGGAGATAACTCATACCAATTAGGTTGGCATTGTCTATCTCTTGCCTTTTCGCTGCAAACATAACCGAAATATGGCAAACCTGTTTTTTCGGATGTACCTTTGCGTTGGAGCATCGTGCCATGTTTACATCTAGGCGGTGCTTCTAACTCTCCAGTTGCAACCTTATCCGGTAACTCATCAATTGTATTTGCTACAGGGATGGGTTCGCGTTTTGCTTGAGCCATGTGTGCGCGTTGCCAAGCGGTAGTACCGTTAACATCCAACCCCTCATCTGTGGTCATTTGAGCGGCCTTAACCTCTTGCTTACTAGCAATGCGCTTTGTAGCAGTTTGTATTGCTGCCACAATTGCCCGACCCCATGCGCTAGTTTCAGCAACCATGAGTTCACTGCCAGCGGTAAAACCTTTGCCTGGTATCTCTTGCCAAGCCATTCCGACACCGGGCCTTGCATCCATCGGGTCACGATAACAAGCGGCAACTACCACGATGTAAGTTTTATCGCCAATGCGCTCAATTGCATAAGGTTTTTCTGCATTCAAGGGTTGCAAGGATGCTTCCGGGTACATATCCTTCAAAATTTGCAACCTAGCAGCAACATCAATATACCCGTCAAGGTCGAAACTCATTAGTTGCCCCGCTTTGTATCGGTTACATCCACTTGGCGTTTGCCTAAGTCATAACCTGCCCTGAAGCCATCATCTAAACCGCGCTCATTGGCTACAACATACGCCACATACACTGGCAAGGTCATCAAACCAAATAGGATAATGACCCAAATTGGTTGCGGTATTTGTGCGAGTAATTGATACATTATTTTTTCTCCCGTTCAGCCGCAAAGGCTTCAATAACCGCTAATTCAAAACGGTAATGTCCACCAAATGTGGTTTTATGTGGGAGTTTGCCTTCTCGTACCAGTTTTCGCACTGTCGAACCTGCAACACCTAAAACCCAGGCTGCATCTTCAGTGGTTAATAATCCGTTAAATGCTCTCATTATTTACAATCCTTGATTAATGCACGCATTTGGTCTGGTGTGCAAATTGTGGACATGCTGGCAGTTAAGTAGGCAATGCCACTTTCGCCCCATTTGCGTTCAACCCTATCGGCCAAAATATCTGCATATTGAATTGGGTTATTGTCATAAACACCGCGTATAGCATCAAGATAACTTGGCAGACTTGCCAAAGTATTTACTAACACTGCTTCCATTAATTCAATATCGCCTGAGTCATAAGCGGCTGTTAGGTTTTCGCCTGATAATTTGACTGCTTGCTCTACTCTGTATAGTTCATCTTTAGTTTTTGACATTTAAGGCCCTTTCCTAGTATGCGCCTTTTGGTGCATAACTGAAGAATACGCCATTACCGTTCTTTGTCAATAGTCTCTGTTCGGTGTGTCGCGGGTCAAAAGTAGGCTATAAATTGCATCAATCCGATTCTCCAGGCGGGCAATTCTTCCCTCGAGGTTATGCCCGCCATTTCCATCGGGTTTAAGTTCGCTTAGGTAGTGCTTGACCAACCAACCCACACACCCCACAAACGAGCCGAGAATGGCCGTTAAAGCCACAATCAAGCCCGCCCATGAGGTTATGGTCATTTTACTTTTTTGCCTTTCCAGCAACGGTTGGTACATGCAAGGCCTTCAATACTGGCCCAATAAACCCGGCAATAGCGGCATTGACCAAAATTTTTGGGTCTGAAATCCCCGCCAAATATAGAGCCGCGACAGATGCGAGCGAAGCGCGCAACCATGACATCGCAGGTTTTTTTAATGCCTCAAGTGATTTTTTCATTGGTTTTCTCCTTGTTAGTTGATAGGCCCAATTTTTCAATCAATGCAGCGACTTTCGCTTCATCGAGTGAAATCTCGAAGTGCATTTCATCTTTTCTGCCTTTGTAATCTCCACCCCATCGGATGCCATATTTTTTACATAATGCCTGAATCAATGTTACTTGCAATGGCGTAAAAGTACCGGCGGCACCCAATGGATGTTTTGTTGCGTTAAGGTCAATTGCCGTACCGCTTGAATGATTGCTAAGCACTGTTTGGCTTCCCCTAATTTCGCGGTAACAGTAACCCCAATCATCATTGCCATCATCTATTGCTTCAACATGCTCATGAAATTGAGAAGCCACGGCGACCAATAACGGCGCAACCTTTTCCGCGCATCGTAATTTAACACCGGAATCGGCAATGGCGTATTGCTTCACGCCAATCTCATGTGGGTTTTTAGATGCTGGCCACCCGTTTTGGCTAGTAATCAATTGATGGTAGCCATCACATAAACGGTGTTAGTACCTGATGCAACGATGCCATAAAGGGCTTCATTATCACCCAATGGAATTTCAAGTTTATCGCCTGTATCCATTTTGAAACCCGTTAATGTAGTAACGGTTGCATCACCTATATATAGCGCACCGCCTGAGTTATGCAAGTTCACTATTTGGTCGCCACGATTAGCGGCCACCAATAGCGTTGCGGCAGTTGTAACGGTTTTTTGAGCGGTACTAGGCATTTGATATTGCCGCTATTTCATCCGCAGTTAATCCAAGCGCCGCAAGTTTTGCCTGTGCTGATTGTTTGGCGGCGGCTTTGTCGGCTTCGGCTTGCTCGTCGGCAAATTTAATTTTTGTCATCGCTTGAGTAATTTCTGCCTCTGTTGGATTTGTAACATTTGGCGTAATAAATACTAGTCCATTGTTTTCGTCTAATGTCCATTCGGTATTAGGTCGAAGTTTATGAATTGCACGAGTTTGTAAAATTAAGTCCATTTATGCACCGATTTCCATTAGTGTAATTGTTGATTGAAAAGTTCCTTGATTCATATAAAGAGTGTGGTCATAAGAATTTGTGGTTTGTTTCCATTGAGTTTTGTAGGTAGTTGCCGAAGTAGTTGCGGGCGAATCTAAATAAACCATAGATGCAATTGAAGCGGGGCCGCCACTTGCAACCCCCATTTGTTCGACTGTTGGTTGTGTGGCACTACCAGTCCAAATATCGGTACTCCCACGCAGAATTTTCATAAAACCGCCATTGGCTTGCGCCGCAGTATTTGTATACATATTAATATGTTGATTAATGAATACTAAAACTTTTGAAGTATTAACAGTTGGTGTAATTGCTAAAGATAAATTGGCATCTGTGTAAGTGTTGCTACTCGTAATTGCAATATAACCCGACGCTGTACCTTGAACGATTTGTAAAACTTTACCGCCGCCGCCCGCTGGCGTTGCCCATTTTACTTTGTACGGGCTAACCGTAGTGTCAGCAGTAAGCACTTGCGCAGTTGTGCCAATGGGCAAATTATCAAAAGTGCCTGAACCTGTGCCAACAATGATATCGCCTGCGGCAGTAATCTCTGTTGCCATTGAGTTTGTTATTGTTACAGTTCCCGAAGTGCCACCGCCTGAGATACCTGTGCCAGCGGTAACGCCCGTTATATCGCCCGGGTTAGATATTGATTGCCATGCTGCCCCGTCGTAATACTCGGTTGAGTTGGTGTCTGCTAAATAAGAAAACATGCCTTCGACTAGTACGCCGCTCAATGCTGAAGTACGAGCCGCCGATGATGCAAAATACATAATGGTTTGATTTTGAAGATTGTATTGAACCTGCGCAGCGGTCAGCACATCTCCGGTATTGAATAGATGATAACCAGCGTTTGCGGTCATTTTATCTCCTTAGTAACTGAGTACCGAGGTATCCAAGATACCCGATATGGTTGAGTTTAATATGAAACTATCAATAACGGGTTCCATTGTCGTAAAATTGACACGCCATGTTCCCGGTGTTATGTCCATGGCAACGCCAAAAATTTGTTCTGTTTTGCTGATTGAAGTATTACCAGGTTGACTGGTCTGAATTGTTACTGGGTCAAAAAAATCTAAACCCAGCGCGGCTTTAATCCCCAAATCATAATTGGCGGTGTAAAGGTCAAGCGTTAATTGGTCGCATCTAATTGCAGTTTGAGCGCGGGATGCGACATAGGCTTGAGCGTAGTTTAAGGCAGTAGCGGTATCTTGCATGAGTAAGCCTGAAGCAATATAAGTGTGAGCAAAGTATTGCGCTATTGAAGCCGCGTTGGTAGCCGTCTGCATCGCTAATCCTGTTGCGGTTATATTTGCTTGGTTGTATACCAGGATGTCAGATAAATTCCATTTGGCATCATAATAATCTATGCCACTGCCATCATCTGCAAATACTGTTGGTGTGGCCGCTACTGAGGCTGAAGTTACTTGCCTGTCTTGAAATACAAATGAGCCGGATGCTGATACATATAAAGCCCCATATTCGGTAGTTTCAACGGTTTGCATTGCGCCAAGTGAAGTTCGAGAAGTGCCGGGGTCGGCTTGGCAAGTAGTCAAACCCGCATCAATATCACGCATTGTGGCCGGCCATGAAATTTGGTCCAGTATTTGATTGATACGAGTGCCAGTCAAATCTCCAGCGGTCGCACCTGTAACGGTAGTGATGTTTGCAAGGTTAGCCAACCGGAAAGCATCCACGGCAGTAATGGTGGTATATCCAATGGTATCCATTGTGTTACTTGGTATGACATATTGATAACTTGTTATGTAACCTGCAAAAATTGGATAAGTCACGGTGTCATAGGTCGCTGTTATTGTAATTTTACGCATTGGAGATAAAAGCCCCGCATAGGGAGATAATGGGTTTTCGGGGTTGAAATTTCCGGATTGGTCAACAATGCGAAGTGAGAGAGTGCCAGTTTGGAATTGGTCGGCAGTTATGTTGCGACCCCGTACAGTTGAAATTCTATCTATTACATCTGACACATCTACAATTACTGAAGCCGCATCTGCTAATACATTTGTACCCAAAATGCCTTGGTCTAAAATCATGGCTTGAGCAAAGCCTGGACCTGTTGAGAAGTTAATTATGGCATTGATTACTGGAATGGCCATTAAGTACTCGCTGTACCTGAGACTGAAACCCCTGCTCGCGCATTGGCTTGGTTAGCCCGTTGAACTGCATATTGGAAACCATAATCATTCAAATCACCATAAATTTGTAATTCAATTGGAGTGTTGGCGATATTGTCAGCCATAGCCGCTAAGGTTAATGCGGTTTGTTCGGCCCAATAATCAACAATTGATTGAACTTCATCTACTGCACCTGCAACCACTGAATATGTTTTGCCGCCGCCATCTGTGCCTGTACCGTTAATTGGCCCCATATCTCCACCGTCTGTACCAAAATCATGATGACTTGTACTTGGCGCGGGCAATTTTCCACCAAAAGCACTTAATGATGGATTAAAAGGTGATGCATAAGGCGGTCTGACCACTGCCGCGGCGTGCGTTTCGCCTTCATTGAGTGCTTTAATTTTATCCATTAGTGTAGTTGAAAGTGCATCGGTAGCAATCGCCAAGCCCGTAAAGGCAATGCCTAATGGGTCAATTGTGGCGGTTAATGCTTTTGTGTTTATATTTAATGCCTCAAATGCTTTAGCGGTTGCATCAAGCCGTTCTTGCGCTCTTTGTTCGGCAGCCGCTTTATCGGCAGCCATTTTTTGTTGCGCTGCTAAATCTTCAGCGGCAGCCTTGGCATTGCCATCCATTATGTCTAACTGAGATTTAATAGATAGGCGCGCGCTCTCAGTAGTTGCTTGAGTTAGCGCATATTCCAAACCTATGCGTTCAACATCATTACGTTTTTTCAAATCATCTAAAATCTTTTGGTCTTTAGATGCTTGGAGTTTATCAAATAATGATTTGTTTTCAATAGCCCGCAAGGCATTAGCATTTTTTAATAATTTTAATTCAGCCGCTTTATCCGCAGCCGCCTTATATTTTTCTGCCGCCGGTCCACCAAATTGCTGCCGGCTCAACATATCCGAACGCGCATTGGCTTTGTTAAATGCCGCAACCTCTTTGTAAGCCCCGGCAAAACCGCCTTTACTCTCTCGGAAAATACCAATGATTTTGATTAAACGCCCTGTACCAATGATTGCATCGGCAATTCCTGAAGAAAAAGCATTTATGCCAGCCAAGGCACCTTCAAAACCATTAGCCCCACCAACTTCAGTAAGTGCCTGTACTAAACCTTTACCAATAGTTTCTTGAGCGTTTTTGGCGGCAACATTGAGTTTATCTAAACTTCCCGCATAACTATCAGCGGCGGTTTGCGCTTGGCCACTTGAAACTTTAGCAATTTGTTTTAATATGTCATCAAATGACATTGCCTGAAGTTGAGTTTTACTTAAGCCTATGCCGTACTTTAATAATCCTTTTGTATTACCTGAATATGCTCTAGCCAAATCATCGGCCACACTTACTACATCCGAACCACTCATTGCGCTTAAATCTAAAGCGGTTTTTAATAAATCTTGAGACTTACGCCAATCAGCCGTAGTGGTAACCAACTTTTGAAATGCCGGTCTAAGTTTGTCATCAAGTACACCGGTTTGAGTTTCAAGGTTTGAAATAAAGTTTTTGACCTCTGGATTGGCATAAGATAGTCCAAGATTATCTAATGACTTGGCAAGTATCTTTGCCGCTTTGTCATCGGCCACAAACGCGGAAAGTGATGCTTTACCAAATGCAATTATTTTTTGTGCTGCAAAAGCGGCACCTATGGTTACTCCAAGTTTCTTTACTCCCGATGCAAAATGATTTATTTCCTTTGTGCCTTTTTTTAATGCTTTAGTATCTACCCGGGTAAAAAAATCAAATACAACACCATTAGCCATTTGGACCCCCAAAAGTATCGGTAATCTCCATACGCTCTTGGCATCTCACCATTGCTCTTTCAACGCCGCTTATGATATTCCGTCTAAATCTACCTTGGTCTTTTTCCACTGCTCGTAGAATCAAGCGACCATCTTTCTTGCCGTGAATTTGTCGGTAGCCATCTTTGCCATCTAAAATGTTAATAAAGTTTTTACCTGCTCCGGGATTCCTGGAATGAGAAACTTTGCGATTGTTTGGGTCACCTTTTGGACCAACCCACGGCAAACCTTCAGGATTGATTCTTCCTGCCCATTCATAAATTGCACCGGCAGCGGATTGGTTTTGAAGTCTGTAAAGCGAACGAAATCCATTGCTATCGGTTTTGCTTTCACCTGTTTTGTAAGTGATGCCTCTTTTAATTTCCGAAACATCATAAAACGGAAACTTGCGGCGGGAAGATTTGCCAAACATCGAAGTTTGCGCGGTAATTTTTTTACCTGAAATTTCAGTCCAGCCTGAAGGTACTAAACCACTTTTTGCAAAACCCCGGGCATCGCTAACCATTACGCGTAACATTAGGCGCGCCTCTTTATCTAATTCTTTTTTTACATCCGGCGCAAATTTAGCAATGGCGCGGCGCATTTCAACGAGTCCGTTTACCGCTACGCCGCTTGGCATTCTTCACCTCATCCGCTTGGTCTTGCAAAACCTGTAACATGGCTTTTAACATCTGCGAATCCATGTTAATAAACTCATGCGGTGGAATTCCTGTACGAATTGCTAGTGCTGCCACTAGGTAAGTAAAAGAATCCCGGTCTACTCTTTTGGGTCTGTATCGTCAACCACTTCAACCGAGATTAAAGTTTCAACGAAATCATCTGGCCAAACAGGTACTACCTCTTGCCGGCGCAAGCATTCCCAAGAAAGCCAATAAAGGTCCGATTGAAGTTGACTTTCTGAAAATCTTTTATGGATTCCGCTATTAAATTTTTTCTCAAAAGCCATTTCAATAACGGGAGTAATTTTAACTACATCCACTCCCGAGGCCCTGGTTATTTTCAATGATGCCATTGTGTTGCTCCTTTAGAATGTACCTGTTGTTGTTTGTACTACTGTGCTGTTTGCAGTCCAAGTAATTGATGAGGCAGTTTCATCGCCTGGGCCGCCTGTACCAACCGGGGTAAGGTTGTTGATAAGCAGTGACACGGTATAGAGCGGGTTCGTTGCACTTACGGCAGTACCTTTAACTGGGATAATGACGGCTGTTACGGTTGTACCGTATGCCGCTTGAAGTGTTGCACATACTGAGGCTGCATCCCAATTGTTTAGGAATGAAACTTGCAGTGTAGAATTTTCTAGGCCTTTTGAAAAAACATGGCTAGAATTTCCCATTGTTGTAACTTCAACTTCGTCAAAATTTTGCGTTAAAGTAATGCTAGTGATAAAACTTGAAATATCAATGGTGGCTATTTTCAAACCAACATTATTTCCTAAATAAATACCAGCCATGATTTATTCCTCTTTCTCTTTGTCTTTGTTGGTTTGTGTTGCGGGTGGTAATAATCCGAGTTTCTTTAGAACTTCTAAATCGCCCTCGGAAGGATATTTTTCTGTCATGTTAACTCCAACTCGTTAGTACGGTTATTGAAAAATCGCTTGTTAGCATCGGACCCGAGGCTGCATCCAATACACTCGGAGCAGATGCGCCGGTTATATTGAAAACGATTTGTGATGATGCAAGTTTGTTAAAAACTGCAACTATTGTATCTTCAATGCCGTTTAGATTACCCTCGTTATCTAACATTGGCACAGTCATAATAATCTTAAAATTAGCCATCGGACTTATTGATGCTTGAGAATTATTTGATGGCACTAAATATGGGTCTGAAGGTGCCACAATAACTGAATTGACAGTTATAACCGATGGTGGAAACGCATAAGTATTCCAAACATCTGTGTTGGTAAGTGCGGTGGCAATAGTAGTTCGCAATGTTGTTAATGCAGTAGCCATTATCCCACCATCGAATTGCTTGACATATACGGGGCAATGAGGCCACGAATGGATGCCATTAAAGTATTTGACATTCTAAATGGTGATGGTGTGTACCCGTCAACGCTCATGCCGCCATTTTGTGTAGTTTGGCGTGATTGCCAAATTGACACAGCAAGAATCATTGCTGCCTGTCTAACGGCTGGAGTTAGTGCATAAGTTAAAGTTTTTGTGTCCGGACCAGTCATTGTGCCGTATGGTTGAACCAAATAAAAGTTTTGATTTGCGGCTGTGATGGCAAATTGCAAAAATGAATATCCGCGAGGATAGTTAAAAGGATATGGAATAAAAATGTTATTCGTGCCAACCGTTGCAGGACCCATCCCGGTTATTGTGCGAGTACCGTTAAAGGTTGCTCCACACCCTGCAATGGTGACACTTTGACCCGTTACAAAAATTCCTGGAGATGCAACTGTTAGTGTTGCAATGTTTGATGCAATTGAGGTTGCCACTACGGATGCAGTGTTAAACCATAAAAATTGGTTTAATAAATCTTGCGCTGTTTGGCAAACATCTTCAACAATGGCAGATGAGTATAAATTTTGAATACCTAAATCCGCGCGCAATTCTGCTTCGGTAACATAAGTAGCGGCCATCTCATCCTCTCTCTCTAATGACTTGCAGGGCCAGGGCCTCTGAACCCTGCAAGCCGACTTAGGGGTTTAACTATGCAACATTGAAGCGGCGAATGCCACCTGCGATGTTAAGCATTGTTGCCATGTAACCATAAATTGCAACCTGTACCTGAAGGTTGGAAACTACATTTACAGACATGAAAGCGGTTGGGCTTTCAAATACTGTTAATGCTTCAGGTGCAATAATGTACGAAGAATTATCAATAGTTGTTGCGGTAACATTTTTATCCACGAATAAATCGAGGCCAAGTACATTACCCTTAATTGATTGCACATTAGCATTGCCCGCTGCGTTCATTGGTTGAGATGCTGAGTAAATTGGGCGGCCAGTTGAATCTGTTGCACCAATTAACAATGACCATTGCGAAGTTCCGCATAGGTAGTTAGTTGCAAAGAATGAAGATGCAGAATACGCCAATGGTGATTCAGTTGAAATGAAATCAATGATGCCCGCTGAAGTTGCTGCATAATCTTTTGTACCAACTGTGCCACTGTTTAGGGCTGTTATAACCGCTGCATCTGTGACTTTCAAATAAGAAAGTTGGAGTTGAGTCATAATTGCATCCATGAAGCCAGGGTCGCTGCGCTCGACCAATTCTATTGATAGCGTTTGCATTCCACTGTACTTGGAAATACTTGAAGTTAGATATTCAGAAACAGCATCGGTATTTTGTACTGCGCCACCTTCAGCCTCAACTGTCGAAACTGGGTAGGTCGTAAATTTAGGCCGATTGATAGTCATTCCGTTTAATGGTAATACTTGTTTTGAAACTGCATCTACGGCTGGACGGCCAAAATTAGATGTAGTAACAATATCGCGAAGATATTGAGTTGGTGTAAAACCTAAGCCGGCTGAAGAAAAATCATCGGCTGCAGTAATCCACAATTTTGATTCTGAATTGCCTTGAGCGGCTTTAATTGAATGTTCAAGATAACGGCCGGCTGAAGTGATGCCGTGGCGTACGCGTTGGCTATCATCCCATGCTGGTTTAACGATTGGGCGTGAGGCTTCAACTGCTGGAGCCTCTACCTGTGCTGCTGCTGGTACTTCAGGTGTTGGTGTTTCTGGGGCTGTCGGCATGACATCCTCACTTTCGGTTTCGGTTGTTGTTACGGTCGTTGTGATAGTTGTTGTGCTAGTTGATGTTGCGGCTTCTACCGTTTCGCTTTCGCTCGCGGCAACTCTCGTTACTTGCGCGGCCGTAAATGCTGGAGATTCAACTAATGAAACTTCCATCATTTTTGCAGCCTTTACTAAAAGGTAACCATCTCGAGGTTCGGATTTTTGAACATCCACACCAATAGATAATCCGGAAATTAAATCTTCACTTGCCATCACCAAGGCATCTTGCCCGGCACTTGAGTTTGAAATTTTGAATGAACCGTAAATTGCTTCATCAGTAGTTTTGAAGGATTGAGCGCGGCCAAGGATTGCGTTCGGTTGGTGCTGCAATAGCAGTTTTACCTTAGCGGTGTCATGAATCGCAATTGACCCGCGCTCAAACATAACTGGCCCTGCGGATGTATTCCCGATTTGATTAAAAGGTACAACCACCCCTGCAATAATTCTGCGCTCGGTATCGGCCGCCTCAATCGAACTTGAAAATTCTAATTTCATGATGCATCTCCATTCGGTGATAAATCTTCCATCATTTTTGCTTGGTCTAATGTAATCAATTGCAATGAAAGCATTTTTTCAATCGTTGCAAGTCTTTCAGTTGCATCCACTCGCAAAAATGTTTCGTTTACATTGAAGCGAACAACATTTTGCGAATTTGTTATGTCATTCATGCTGAGTCTATCTTCCACCGCACATACATAAGGTGCAAGCGTGTATGCAAAAAATTCTTTGCGTGCATCCAAAACATTTTGATATGTCATACTTTTATTTGCGTCTGCGCTCAACATGTACGCCGGACAATTCATTAAACGCGCAATTTCAGTGCTTTGTGATTGGATGGCTTCCGTATACATCATGTCTTTTGGTGAAAATTGTGTTGGTATGTATTCAAGTGTTGATGTTAAATATGCAGTACTGCGTGATGAGCGAGCGGCTTTCCATGATGCTAATAAACTTTGAACTACACTCTCGGGTAAATCTGCACCGCTGTTTTTAATGTGTCCAGATGGTATTGGTGTAGCCGCTGCAACTGCCGCTGCTCTTTGAATGTCGAGGGCTGCCCTAATTGTGCGCGCACCGGAAACGAGGACAGCCGGATTCAAACTCTGGAAAGTGATAATGCTACCAACGCCATTTTCGGGTCTGCGTTCATTGTTAACCATGTAGTAATCAACTTCAGTGTTGTATTTATTTAACTTAACACTAACGCGGTCATTTTGTACCCACGAAAATTTTGCTGGTCGGCCATCATCCGAATAAACTGCGGTCACTTCCCAATATGCAACAGAATAAAAAATAAGTGATTGCACTGTGTACGCAATTGTTACCGAACGCGGTTGGCGTTCATCGGGTTGCTCTAACCAAACTGGAGAACCTAATTGTTCGCCCGTTGATTTTTTGTATAACTCCAGTGGAATTCCTGCAATAATTCCGCAGATTAAATTACGGCACTTTGCAACAGATGGTACTTGCATTGCACTTACTAAATCAATGGCGGTATCGCTATAACCTAAACCTGTGCCATTATTCCAATAATTGACGCCATAAGGTGCATCCATAACAGGCGGGCCATACTGTGCCAAAATTTGTGGGTCATTAGACGGCAAATCTTGAACCGCGCGCAATCGAGAAAGCATACCCATAGGCGCATAATAGCCCTATACCACTGACATCGGACATATTGAAAATTTGGTTTATAGCGGCGTGTCTAAACCGCCATAATCTGTGGAATGGATACCGGCTCATTCATTTTGTGAATAATCATGGCCAAGGAAATTGGAGCCGATACATCCCCGGCCGATTTTCGCCGTACGATACGCCAAGATGCATCATTAGTTTTTGCGGCGCAAGCATTCATTTGAGTAATCAATTCCTCTTGCCCGGAATGCACAATGCGTTTGGCAACAATGGCATCTAATAAATCCCCGCAAGCCTGGTAAAACTGTTGGCCCGATACATTAAACACGGGAACCCCGGAAACCTCTAACCGCTTGGCAATTGTGGCCGTTGCGTATTGGTCAAACAAAACTTGGCGTGGCATGTATTTATCGCACCATTCTTTGATGCCAGCGGCAATTTTCAAATCGTCAACTGCAACATCACTTCGCCATTCTTCCAAAATGCCAACTCCAATGCGGCCATCGGGCAATAATTGGCCAGCAACGAGTGAAGCGGTGCGCCTGGATTGTGCGACATCAAATGCAAAGAATGTGAGCGGCCCCGGACCCATTGTGAGTGTGGAATCGGTGCAAGCCTCAAAACTGCCAACAGGCCAAGGAGAGGCAAGACTGGAAATCCATTGGCAAAGTGTTTCTGTGCGGAAAGTTTCTGCACTATCTGTGGATAAGGCTTCGGCCAACGCTTCCTCGCTTACTGTGTAACCAAGTGCCGGGTTAGCCATTGCCCATGCTTTGCGGTCATCTAATTTTGCGTGTTGCGGCGCGGAATACTCATACCAACCAAGTGATTTGGCCGGGTACGAAATTGAGCGGTCTTTTAACGAATTCAAAACGGTGCTATACGCATCACCGGCATTGCTAGTGAGTATGGTTTGGGAATTGATTTTTGCACGCGTAGTTGGCTTGGCCGCTTTCCAGGCCTCTTCTGAAATTTCGCGCAATTCATCTATAAATAACAAATCTGCCGATTTTCCGCGTGCGCCATCTCGAGTAGCCGCAACGATTTCATAACGCGCACCATTTTTCAATTCAACGCATTCAGTACCCGAACCAAACCGGCCAACTTTGCCAAGGTTAAGTTTTACCTGTATCCGGAGCCAATCATTATCCTCGATTATCTGAATAACTTGCCTAAAGGTGGTTAAGGCCATTGCTCGGTTAGATGACATGGCAATAATGTTTTTTTCTTTGAGATGGAATAGCCCAAACAAAATACGCATGGCCGCAAGCAAAGTTTTGCCCTGTTGGCGCGATACCAGCAACACAACTGACTTGCGAATAAACATATTTTCATCATCTACGGTTAAGAAATCATCGGCACAGTATTTTTGCCATGGCAGCAATGGGTAACCACATTTTTCTGCAAACTCTGAAAATTCATTGCCTAAGGATTTTCCTTTAAGCGGTGGACTCATAACCCGGGGTTTTGTTGCGCCTATTAACTTGGCTTTTTTCTTTGCCCCAGTTTTGATTTCAATGACATCGTTTGTCATCCCGTTTGCTCTGACTGACTTTGACCGCTAAATGGCCCTTTTAGGACCGTACTGACCGTTTTCGTGTGTAAATTCCCTGG